CGACCTGCTTGACGGATTGGGTATATCTCTGAATTAAGATGAAGCCAATTAAAAAAAATCAAAGACCTGCGCCAAGACAAGGCGTTAGATTGAACTACGGGAATATCCCTGGAACATTCATGACTGTGCCAGTAAGTGAGTCTACGCACTTATATGCTGCTGAAACTTTTGATGGAAAAAACTGGTTTGCATTCCCTACTCTTTTCCAAGATCCAGACGGTACGTGGGTGGATATGTCCGAGTATCACCAGAGGGGAGACTGGGAGCCTGTATATGAGGAGGCTAAGAGGCGCGGTGAGGTCATAGACTTTGGAACAAACAAAGAAGAGGCTATAAGATTTGGCGAGGGCAGTTGGAAATAAAATACAATGAAAGGACTTATTAGAAAAATTATAATCGGGCAAGACCCGAAGAACGCCATGGCCTATTATGTAGGCATGAGGGCAGGTAAGGGTGAGGTGTCTACGATCATCATGGATGATAGACACATGCACGTTCACGGAAAAACAAGATACCTCGTTTACATCAGTGTCGATGGTTCTGAGGTTCTTTGGAAGGCAGTGGACGAGATGCCCTGTATTGTAGAATTTGATTTAAACTTTTAATGAAAAGCATGCTTGGCTTTGTCGTTGAGATTCCAAAAAAACTCAACGACACCGTTACGCTCGGAAATGGCGTAGAGATCTACATGGAGACAAAGTTTGACCAGTTCAAACACAGGACCACAAAGGGAACTGTTGTTTGCCTACCTGCCAAACACGACACCGATGTGCAGATAGGTGACACCTTGTACTTCCATCACCTTGTTGTCATCAATGGGGGAACTCCTCTCCCAGGCTTTGAGGACTGCTACAGCGTTAGGTACGATCCAGAAAACCCAACAAGCTCTCACGCCATAGCTTACACTCCTAAAGGATCAGATGATATTATCATGCTGTCTAAATGGTGTCTCCTTGAAGAGGTTGAGGAGGAGGAGGAGATTCAGTCTGACGTCATCGAGACAGTAAAGCTTTATGAGAGACCAACGTCTAGGGCTCGTGTCTTCAAGTCGTGCGAGGGCTCTAAGGATGAGTTTGGCATAGAAGAGGGTGACGTGGTAGGCATAAGAAACAAGTCCGACTACAGGATAGTTATCAATGATGTCGAGTACTACAGAACTCGACCACACGATATGCTTTATGTCGAAGAAGAAGTTCACAACAGTTGAGGCTGCGGAGCGATTGATGAGGTCGATGGAGGTTGCCATCAACAACATGATCGACGAAATCAAGAAGCCTGTTGACCCAGAGATCAACGGGAGCGCACGCAAGGCCGAGCTTCAATCCATCAAGCAAACAGCCACGGATTGCAAGGAGCTAATCGTTGAGAGACAGCGGTTAGAACAGATGATAAAAGACCTACAGACTAATGGAGGGATCGAAGAAGCCAAAGACTACACAGGAGGATTCGCAGAGCGATACTCAAAATAAATTTGCCTGGTGGCAAGACGAAGTGTATCTTAACCATAGGATGAATATTATCGGACAAAACGGAAACGACGGACTACACTACTTCTGGGAGGATTCCTGGAACGAAGAGTAAAGTTGGTTTTTCGACAGGTGGCCCCTCTACGAAACATGGGGTAATCAAACTGGGGCGTAGTTCAGTTGGTTAGAGCGTCTGTCTTATACACAGGAAGTCGCGGGTTCAAGTCCCGCCGCCCCAACTATGCGCCCGTAGCTCAGCTGGATAGAGCATCTGCCTTCTAAGCAGACGGTCACAGGTTCGAATCCTGTCGGGCGTACTAAATTAAATTCAATGGCTGATTATATCTGCAAGTGCTGCGATCACGAAGAATCTAAGAGTGGTGTCTCGATTAAGTTCGGACAAGACGGCGCATACCACGACATAAAGTGTCCGTGCGGAAAACACATGGAGCTTAAGAACCCCAAGACAGGCGTCCCCAGCTTTAAGCGGGACGCTCACGGTAGAGTTTACTGATGTCTAACCTGGTAGAAATAGAAGGGTATGAAGAACCTGCTATCTCAATTTGCCCCAACGGTACGAAAGGTGAGCGTATTGAACTCGGTGGGTTGGTCGTTATACTTCCCGCTCAGCCTCCCGAAAAAGAAATTTTCGGACATGGAGAGCCAGTGGATATGCAGTTGTGGCAAAGGGTTCCTATGCCTAAGGAACTGTCTCGTATTAAATCTATGGACGAGTGGTCCGAGACGCCAAGAGAGTTTCGACAGAAATTTTCTCCGTATATCGAAGAGGAGTTTCGCCGTAGGCGTGAAGGCTTTTGGTTTTTCAATGCAGGTGTCCCTACATATATCACGGGGAGGCACTACATGATGCTTCAGTGGACCCGCATGGATGTGGGTAGTCCCGACTATTTAGAGTTCCAAAGAAATATTTTCTTACATTTGTCTGCGTGTGAGGCGGACCCAAGGTGCATTGGGCAGCTGTATACGAAGTGCAGGCGGAGCGGATACACGAATATCTGCTCGTCTGTACTTCTCGATGAAGCCACACAAGTCAAAGACAAGCTTTTGGGGATACAGTCGAAGACTGGTAAGGACGCCCAAGAGAATATATTCATGAAGAAAGTCGTGTCCATGTTCAGGCACTACCCTTTCTTCTTCAAACCTATTCAGGATGGAACGACCAATCCGCGCATGGAGCTGGCTTTGCGCGAGCCGAGTAAGAGAATCACGAAGAATAATAAGACTACGCAGACGGGCGAGGCTCTTAATACGGTAATCAACTGGAAGAACACCACCAACAACGCTTATGACGGGGAGAAGCTACACATACTCTACCTTGACGAGGCTGGAAAGTGGGAGAAGCCAACAGACATTAGGGATGCCTGGAGGATTCAAAGGACTTGCCTTATTGTCGGTAGAAAGATTGTAGGGAAGGCGCTGGTGGGTTCTACAGTGAACCCCATGGATAAAGGAGGCAAGGAGTACAAGGACCTGTGGGAAGATTCAGATCCGCTTCAGAGAAATGCAAACGGTAGGACCAGATCGGGTCTCTACAGATTATTTATACCTTCCTATGAATCACTTGAAGGATTTTTTGACCAACACGGTCGACCCATCATTGATGATCCTGATAGCCCTGTGGCTGGGCTTGATGGCGATAGTATTACTATCGGGGCTAAGACGTACCTTAAAAATGAAAGGGAAAGCCTCAGGTCGGACCCATCGGAACTCAACGAGGTAACTAGGCAGTTCCCATTTAGTACAGACGAGGCCTTTAGGGACAGCATTGATGGGAGCATATTTAACGTAGGTAAGATCTACCAGCAGATCCAGCACAACGATGAGCTGTTCCCAAACCCAGTTGTAAGGGGGAACTTCCTCTGGAAGAACGGGGAGAAGGATACGGAGGTTGTTTTCTCTCCCACCCCCAACGGCAGGTTTAGGGTTAGCTGGATGCCTCCAGATGATATACGCAATCAAGTAAAGCTTGACAGAAACAAGAAAGTAGCACCCAATGCAGAGCTAGGGGTTGGCGGGGTAGACTCGTATGACCTGGATGCTACCGTCGATGGACGAGGGTCAAAGGGTGCGCTACACATGTACAATAAGTTTCACATGGAGCACCCCTCCAATGCTTTTGTGCTTGAGTACGCTTCCCGTCCGCCTTTAGCTAAAATCTTCTACGAAGATGTTCTTATGGCTGCTTTCTTTTACGGATATCCAATCTTAATCGAGAACAACAAGTACGGCATTGCAAGGTACTTTGAATCAAGGGGTTACGATGGATACCTAATGGATCGACCTCGCCACCTCATGAGCGCAAACGCTAAGGTCAACGTAAAGACAAAAGGCATCCCATCTAACTCTCAAGATGTTATCCAGGCCCACGCCCATGCCATCGAAGCGTACATACACAACCATGTCGGGACCAATCACGATACAGGGGAAATAGGTAACATGCCTTTCAACAGAACTCTTGAGGATTGGATAGGGTTTAAGATTGACAACAGAACCAAATACGACCTTACGATAAGTTCTGGACTCTGTCTCCTCGGAGCACAAAAGTCAAATAAAAAGAAACAGGACTCTGACTTCTCATCGAAGAAGTTTCTTAGGTCGTTTAAGCCTTACTGACTCTTACTCACGTATTTGCTATATTTGCATAAATCTGCCCCTATAGATGTACGGAGATATAAACAAAAACAGCGGGAGTAAAAACTTCCCCAGCCCATTAGCGTCTCCCAAGGAAAAAGAGTCGAAGGCCTATGGCGAGAACTACGCCAAGGCCATTGAAAAGCAGTGGGGCACCCTCGCTGATAGCGGCTCTGTATTTAAGAAAAGATCCGACGTATTCGACAAGAATAAGAAGTACGCTAACGGAACACAGGAGACCGCCATATATAGGAAGCTGTTGACCACGTTGGACCCCAACGGTAATGATGGCACCCTGTTGAACTTGGACTTTACTCCAGTTCCAATACTGCCAAAGTTTGTCCGTATAGTCGTTAACAATGTGTTGTCAAGAAAGCCTGCACCCAACGTGGAGGCGATAGACCCATTGTCAAGCAGCCAAAAGGATTTAGAAAAGAAGAAGCTTGAGGCCGCAGTTATTGCAAAGCCTCAGCTTCAGAAGCTAAAAGAAAATACAGGTCTCACTATAGGCAGAGACCCTGACCAAATACCAGACTCTCTTGAGGAGGCGGATATCTTTATTGGCACAAACATAAAGACTGATGCAGAGGTCGCAGCTCAGATGGCTGCAACCATGACTCTTGAATGGAACGACTTCAATGACACAACCTTTAGAAGGTGTGTGAATGACCTCGTATCCTGCGGCATGGCCGTCGTAAAAAGAAACAACGACCCCAACTACGGAATTACTACTTCTTATGTGGATCCCTCTGAGTTTGTTCATAGCTACACCGAAGACCCCAACATGTCTGATCTGGTGTACGCAGGCCATGTGAAAAGGATTACGATATCTGAGCTTAAGAGAATTTCTCTTGGTGAGATAGACGAGAAGCAGTTTATGAAGATTGCTACTGGTGTTGCCGACAAATACGGCAACAACAGATCTAGTCTCAACAAGAAGTCTTTCAACAACTTGACCAATACGACGGACTACGGTTACGACGAATACCTGGTTGACGTTCTTGAGTTTGAGTTCAAGTCGGTTGACTGCGTATACTTTGAGGAGAAGCAGAGCCAGTACGGGAACATGGGCTTCTACTACAAGGGATACGAGTACAAGGAAAAGCCTGGCAGTGTTTTCGAAAGAACTCCTCACAAGATGGAGATCGAGACTGTCTACGGAGGTCAATACGTTCTTGGTTGCGGTGTCCTTTTTGATTACGGAAGAAAGAAGAACATCCCTAAGAACGCTCACGATCTGAGCAAGGCAACACTGTCTTACTCTTGCATATCTACAAATATGCAAGAGATGATCCCTAAGTCTTTGGTCGACGGCTGCATCGGGTTTGCCGATATGCTCCAACTTACCCACCTGAAGATTCAGCAGGCTATTGCGAAAGCCAAGCCCGATGGCTTGATCATCGACATCGAGGGACTGGAGAATGTACAGCTTGGAAAGGGCGGTGAATTGCAACCCCTAGACTTGCATGACATCTACGAGCAGACTGGTGTGTTCTACTACAGAAGCAAGAACCCAGAGGGCGGATTCCAGAACCCACCTATCAGGGAGATTGGCAACAGCATCAGGAATATCAACGAGCTTGTAAATATTTACAATCACTACCTGAGGCTGATCAGAGACGCTACTGGTATTAACGAGATGATGGATGGCAGTACCCCCAAGGGAGAGACCTTGGTGGGTGTTCAGCAGAACGCAATCAAGGCTGGAAACAACGCCATATACAACATCACGGAATGCTCTATGGTGTTGTTCAAGAGGGTTTGCAGCGACATCGTTAAGTGCGTTCAGATTCTACCTCCAGAGTCGGTTATATTTCAAGCATACAGGTCTGCGATTGGCGACACGAACATGAAGGTCCTTTCTTCATTCGAGGACATGCCCATGTACAACTTTGGCGTAATGGTGGTGAAGGAGATGGAGGATCAAGAAAAGATCAATCTCGATCAAATGATACAGCAATCTCTTGCTCAAAAAGAGATTGACCTGGAGGATGCTCTTGCAATAAGAGAGTTAAAGAACATTGATCAGGCAGAGAGGCTTCTTATGGTTCGCAGAAAGAAGCGTAAGGCAGAGGCTCAACAACAACAACAGCAGGCACAGCAGGCACAAGCTCAGGCCGCTCAGCAACAGCAACAGGCTGCTGCTCAGGCGGAGATGCAGAAAGCTCAGGCAGAGGCTCAGCTAGAGGCTCAGAAGATACAGCTCAAGGCTCAAGCCGAGATACAGGTAGCAACCACTCTTCATGAGTTGAGGAAGGAGATAGAGATGATAAAGGCTCAAGCTACCCTCGGATTCAAGACCGATGATCAGGAGTTTAGAGAAAAGATAGAAGTCCTGAAGGAAGACAGAAAAGATGATAGAGTCAAGAAGCAGGCGGCTGCCCAGTCCAAACTGATGTCTCAAAGAAAGGGGCAGAGAGGTGAGCTGCCTGATGTTCAGGACCAAGGAAACTCAGTAACTGAATTATTTAATCTCTAATGGCTACAGTTAACACAGACATAGCTCAGGAGCTCGACATCACCTGCAGAAGAGGTGATTCATTTGTGCTGTCTATTAGCTTCAAGGCTACAGACGGAACAACCCCTATAGATATATCCAATTACACTTTCAGGATGGAGGTTAGGGAGGAAGATACCGACGACGGCCCCAATCCAGTTCTTAGTGCCGATAAGTGTGTGATAGACGTAACAAGCGGGACGAACGGTCAGGTGTCAGTATCTATCGACAAGTCTGACATGGCCACCGTGGTGGGAGGCACTTACGTCTACGATATCCAAGCCACCGTTGGCATCAACACCACCACATGGGTCGCTGGTTCCTTTACTGTAAATGAAGACGTCACCGTTGGTTACAATGCGTTGTGATGTCTTCGTCTTCTGACATATCAATAGATACGTCTACGAAGTCTTCGAGCATCTCACTAAGTCTTGACTCTGACGGAACGAGAACCAATAGCTCAACACTCACTGGCTCGTTTGGCGTCAAGCCTTCCCCATTAGACATTTCGATAGACACGAGCGATGTCTCGTCTAATTTGAACTTCGACCACAGGCCAGTTAAGACCAATGTAGGGGGTATAAAGGTTAGCCTGCCTTTTCAGAGACCCTCTGTGAGTGTCCCACTGGGGTCTAAGGGCTTTGTTCAGAAGAGTGACTTCTCATCAGAAGCGGCATCTAGATCTTCTCTCCCTTTGTACCCAACCCTGACAACTGCGGCTAAAGTAAGCCTGACGTACAATGAGACTGGGCCTGATGGTAACGACGGCTGGCTTAAGATACTCGTTACTGAGGACCTTACGTATGGGTATATCCAGGAAGGTTATGACGGCAGTGGCCCCTCTTTTAAGACTCACAACCCAGCCGAGTATCCAGACTTCAACCCATATACTGCTGACAAGCCTCTTAGTGGCGATTTGTATGATCACGTCAAATATACCGATGCTTATGACGCATACATAAACCAGTCTGACGACCTTTTGCCCAAGTTCCCTAGAGCCAGATTTAAATACAAGATGGCCATTAGGGGTTCTGTTCCAGGGGACACTGTAGCCATTGGTAGTTCTTGGGCAAATAATCTATATGATGGTGATGGTGATTTTGTGTACCCCATTTTTGACGTCAATAATGTTTTATTTGGGCCGTTTTACCATATAAACGGTGAGTTCGGCATTCCTACTTTACCGCTTAAAGACGGCGGCCAGATAGAGCAAGACTTGTTTAATTCATTTTATCAATATGACAAAAGTTGGTCAGCAAGAATTGTTGATTCAAACGGCGTGGCACAAACGATATGGCCTTCCGCTTTGCAGAGAATTAGGCAGGAAAGCAGGGATTTCGGACAGATAGTTTCTGACGCCCCTTGGAGCTGGACCTTTACTTTCCTACATTTTCCTCCAGTCACCAATGTCTTTCAGCAACATCAAGTTTTGCCTGCTGGCACGTATGTCCTGCTAAAAGACTTTGAGTTTTCCGTTGTTGACGAAATATCTGCCGTTGAGGTTAGCGTGCCTGGATTCCAGGGTGCCGACCCAGATCAAATAGCGGCAGATAGAGACGCCATTTCAGAACAAATAAAAAATCAATATGAGTAAGGAGGCATTGAGCGCAAGAATCAAGCGCATGCTTAAGAAGCATGGCTTATCTGGTGTAAACAAAGCAAAGAGAACCCCTAAACACCCAACGAAGTCTCACATTGTTTTGGCTAAAGAGGGTAATAAGTTGAAGCTTATAAGGTTTGGCGAGCAAGGAGCCAAGACAAATCAAAACGCAAAACAACGAAAGGCCTTTAAGGACAGACACAGAAAGAACATCGCTCGCGGTAAGATGAGCGCTGCTTGGTGGGCCAATAAAGTAAAGTGGTAATGAACACAGTAAAGTACAACAAGGGAGGTAGGCTCAAGGTGAGCTCAAAGACCATGAGTGTACCACCACCCAGCGGCTATCACTGGATGGAGGAGCGTGGCAGGTACTTTTTGATGAAGGGGGATTATAAGCCGCACCCAGGCGCAGTCAAGGAGGCAAAGTTTAAACTGGTTAGTCATGGCTAAAAAGTTTAATTCTAAGTATACCGCTGGCTCTTCTAACGTGGCAAGAAGGAAGAAGCTCATGGAGCAGATATCCAACATATACAAGAAGTACAGAGGTACTAAGTCCAAGAGAAAGAAGAAAGGATTCCCACCAGCCGTAGCAGCTAGACTCAAGAAGCTCATGGCAGAGAGAGATAAGATCTAACCATGTATCATTCAGACAAGAAAAAAACCAAGGTCATGATGTCGGGCGGTAAGCCCGTAGTCAAGATGAAGAAAAGCGGCAAGACAAAAAAGGGCGGCATGGCTGGTCTTGATGCGGCTGAAAAACAAGTGTACAGAAGAGGCCTTGCTGCGTACATGAGCTCTGGAAACAGGCCCAAGACGTCTCAACACGCTTGGGCCATGGCCCGAGTAAAGTCTGCATTCGGGAAAAGAGAGGCGGCTAAGATCAGAGCTGGCAAAGGCAAAAAGAAGAAAAAGAAATAATAGTTATATTTGTAGCAAATACTTGAAAAATGGCAACAATAAACGCAGCATTAACTATCAATAGTGGAGATCTCACAGGAGATGTGCTGTCACTTTCTACCTCTACGAATTTGACTGAGGCTGGAACTGCTACTGGATTGTCTCAGACTACAGGGTTGACTCGCAGAACTTATTCTTCTGCACTTACCGCTCAAACAGCCATACTTACTGCTTCTGAATTTACAGCAGATCAGGGTCACAAGGTTTACTTGAAGAACCTCTCTACCACTGCTGGCGAGTTCGTGACAGTTTTTGTAAACGCTCAGGAGATCGGAAGACTCTATGCAGGTGACTTCTTGTTCATCCCTTGGGCTGCTGACTCTGGTGATGACATCGACATTAAAACATCGGACGCAAACATGAGCATCGAGTACATGGCGTTCGTACAAACCTTCGCATAATGGCATCATTAAGAGTAGCCCTTAGGGTTTCGTCTGCGGACGTATTGACATCTCCTCTCGACGTAGCCGTCGCTTCAACGCTGACATGCGATTCGGGCAGCTTGGTGCGGGCCAAGGTCAAGGGTACAGCAGCTGATACAGACGACTTGGTCGTCTACAAGGCTAATGACAAGCTTGAAAACGCATACGTTTATGTGAGGAATCTTGACGAGAGAAAAGAAAACTACATCTACGTCAGAAATGAAACAGAATCAAACACTGCCGCTGTTGCCAAGATTGGTGGTGGCGAGTTTGCTTTTATCCCTGTTGCTGTTGATCAAACCTATGAGTGCATCGCAACCAAGGTGAACACCTTGATTGAGTACGGAGTATTCGGATTGGACAACCCATCTGTAACCCTCGCATAATAGAACGACATGGCATCTAACAGCATATACAACAATGGGGGCTCAAACCTCATGTCGTTTGGTCAGCACGGTGGAGCTTACGCTGCTACGAATGTGAGCTCTGGCGCCGTGACAATACCCGCAGGAAAGGTGGTTGTCGCTGTAACATCTTTGAATGACGCCACTGAATTTACGAGCGCTGACACTGGTTTCCCTCAGATAAATAACATAGCCATCCCTAAGGGGGTTACTGTTTACGGAAGATGGAGCAGCCTTACGATTGACGGCACAAACGGAGCAGCCATCGTTTACTTCGGCCCCTGACGCTTGAACGAAATTTAATTTAATACATAATGGAAAACGAACCAACAAAACTTGAGTTTGTAGACACTCCTGAGCAGCTTCAGGCTTCTCTCGCCGCTGACGCCTCCCAAGGCGATCAGCAAGAGCAACCGCAAACACAAGAGGCGCCTGCCGTACAGCAGGAGCCTACACCAGAGCCTGAGCCACAGCAGTACGCCCAGCCTGAGCAACAAGCTCAGCCCGAGCAGTACACTCAGCCTGAATATCAGCAAGAAACTCAGCAGTACACCCAGCCTGAATATCAGCAGCCAATCCAAGGCAATGTCGATTATGAGGCTGAGGTTCAGGAGGCGCTTAAGGATTTCCTTCCTGATGCGCCAGAACAAGAAACACCTATCTTAGATGAGAGGGTAGAGGCTATCTCTAATTTCGTCAAAGACACTGGTAGAGACCCTTCTGACTGGTTTGCTTACCAGCAGCTTAACCCATCCGAAATGGATGACAAGACTGCGGTGAGAGTCCAGACAGCTTCGGAGTATCCAGGTCTTAGCGCAGAGGATCTGACCCTTCTTGTCGAAAGTAAATATAAACTCGACCCCGACGTCCATTCGGACGAAGAGGTCAGACTATCTCGCATTCAACTGAAGATTGATGCGGACAAAGCAAAACAGCAGATTGAGAAATTCAGATCTGAGTATGCAGCTCCCATCACGAATCAACCGAGTGAAGAGGTAGAATCTTTTGTAGATGAAGCCTGGATAAATCAAATGTCCTCCGAGGTAGATTCTCTTCAAGGTCTTGAGTTTAACATCGGTAATGGGAAATCCTTTACATACGGACTCGACGATTCTTACAAGGGCAACCTCAAGGAGAGCAACGCGAATGTCGAAAGCTTCTTCGATCAATACATTCAGCCTGATGGCAACTGGGACTTTGACAAGTTTAACTCTCACAGAGCTGTTGTAGACAACATTGATTCTATCGTGTCCAGCGCTTACAGGCAGGGCCTCGGTGACGGTCAAAGAGGTCTCGTAAACAGAGCTGCGAACGTTAGCATGGATACAGCCCAGAGAATGCCACAGACAAATCAAAACTCTGTCGCCACACAACTTAAAAACATTATGGGCGGTAGAGGTACAACAACTTTTAAACTCTAAAAAATTATGGCTATTACACCAAGTAACGCCGCTGACCAAACTCCTGTTGCAGGCGGTATTACAAACACTCCAGATAAGTACACGTCTATTGAGACGTTGTTGGAGTACAACAAGCCCGATGTACGGGACGAACTTATTAAGGCTTACGGAGACCAGGGTATTACTGGCTTCCTGAAGCTTACAGGCGCTGTGCGCTCAGGCGGTACTGCTGACTTCGTAACATGGTTCGAAGAAGGCAGACGTCACACCACGTTTGAGTTTGGTGCAACTACTGTCAGTGATTCTGACGTTGACGGCATCAAAGGCATTGAGTGTGTTTTGACCAAAGTCAATGGCACTGCAGTTGCTTCTATTGGCTCAGGTCTCGGCGGTGCTGTCACTACAGCAGCTCAAGTCTTGAATGTCGGTGATGTTCTTTTGGATCAGGCTACGGGTAATGTGTTTATTGTAAACTTGTTGGATACTGATAAGGATGGCTCTACTGGAGAGAACCTGTCTGTCATCGTCTCTAGAATGGATGGTACTGACGGAACTTCTTCTATGGTTGCTACCAACCAACAGTTTGCTCTTATTGGTAGCGCACACCCAGAGGGTCAAGCTGCTAGCGCACGTTCTGCTTTCCAGAAGGCTAACGTCACAAAGCTCAACAACTCTTACTTGATCGTCAAGGATCTCTACCAGGTTACTGGTTCTGCTGCAACCAACATTGGTTACATCAACATCGGCAACGGAGATTACAGATGGTACATTAAGGGCGAGATGGAGACAAGAGCTCGCTTCATGGATAAGCGTGAGATGATGATGCTCTTCTCCAGCAAGGCCAATCAAAATGATCAGGGTGGTACAACCATCTCTGGCTTGCCTGGTGACATCCCTGGCTCTGAGGGTTACTTCGAAGCAGTCGCTAAGAGAGGTATCACTGCTACGGGTGATGCTACAGCAAGAATCTTTGATAGCATTGAGTCTCTCGATAAC